GAAACCGCGTGACCCGATCAGTGAGAACATGGCGTTCCTCAATGGCGAGCCAACGAAAGCGTTCATCTACCAAGATCACGATGCACACATTGCAGTGCACTCGACGTTTATGCAGGACCCGATGATTGCAGCGCAGATGGGACAGAATCCCATGGCGCAGTCAATGATGGCGGCGATCCAAGCGCACATGGCAGAACACTTAGCGTTTGCGTATCGTAAGAAAATTGAAGAGCAGTTGGGTGTGGCACTGCCCGCCCCCAACGAAGACTTGCCGCCTGAGATTGAAGTGCAGTTGTCTCAACTTGTTGCGCAAGCATCCACTCAACTCTTGCAGCAGAACATGGCGATGGCTCAGCAGCAGAAGAATCAACAGATGGCACAAGACCCGCTGATTCAGATGCAGCAAGCAGAGCTCCAGATCAAAGCGCAAGAAGCTCAGGCCCGTGCGCAGAAGATGCAGGCTGACACACAGTTGGCGCAAGAGAAACTCAAACTGGATGCACAACGTATGCAGCTTGATATGCAGAAGGAGCAAGAGCGTGTGGCCTCACAAGAGCGTCAGAACGCACAGCGAGTTACTGCGCAAGATCGCCAGACAGCCCAGAAGATCAAGGCTGACTTGGTGAAGACCATGTCTAAACCCAACCCTACACCGAAAGGTCCGCCTAGAGCATGATATCTATATTTAGCCCCGAAGAATGCGCGTCTCTGACCGCAAAGTTTGATGCTGTAGAAGATAAGAATGACGAGAAAGAAGTCTTCTATAAAAATAGTAAGGGGGTTTATAACCTACCTGCTACGTGGGCGTACGTTGATCGCATAACCAAGCGAATCCAACAACGTTACCCCACGGCAGTATTTGACAGTACTTACACCCGTGTGTACACGCGGGGAAGTTACCTCGGCATTCACACAGACCGACGGGGCCTAGACGTTTCGCTAAGCGTATGTCTTGAGGATAGAAACAATCTCGAGTGGCCGCTGTACATCAGTACAAGCAAGATAGATGGTGAGGAGTGGGACCCCCATGTAGACACCTCGCGTTTTAAGAAAGAGTTTCTTGGCGTGGTGTGTCCGCCGGGGTATGGGGCCATCATGGAGGGGCGCAAGCACCCCCACTGGCGGGATGAGCTGCTGTGCGGGGAAGCCCAAAGAGCGGTGTATGTTTTTTACCACTGGGCTATAACATGACAGAAGCAGAAATACTCAAGCGACAAAACGACGAATTTCGCCAGCAGGCGATTGACAAACTCGTATCCGGGGCAGCTAAAGACTATCCTGAATACAGAGAATTGGTTGGTGTTATTAGGGGTCTTGACCACGCCAATTACAACCTTCAAGACCTCAAACAACGTATGGAAAGACTAAACGATGAGTGAAATACTCGTAAGCCAAGACGGTGCCACATCCACTGTACTTCCCGCGACGGCCGAAGAGAAAGCACGCCAAGTTCCTGATCCTGCGACTTACCACCTCCTCTGCATGCTCCCGAAAGCTGAAGAAGAGTTGTCTGAGTCAGGGATCATCAAAACTTCGACAATGATGTACCACGAGGAGCTCCTGTCCCCCGTGTTATTTGTTGCGAAGATTGGCCCTGATGCGTTTAAAGACGCGGCTCGCTTCCCCTCTGGACCCTCATGTAAAGTAGGTGACTTTGTGTTAGTACGTCCTAACACCGGAACCCGCATGAAGATTCATGGAACTGAGTGGCGTCTGATCGACGACTCCGTCCAAGCGGTTGTGCAAGACCCCCGCGGTATTCAACGACCCACTTAAGGAGAAATCATGGCTAATTTTGAGAAAGTCGAATTTGAGTTTCCAGACGAAAAAGCCGAAGCAGAAAAGTCGGTAAATAAGCCTGCAAAAGCAAAGAAAGAAGACGACGATATCGAGATTGAAATCGTCGATAACACACCTCCAGCGGACCGCAACCGCATCCCGCTGGATGAACCACCTGAAGAGGTTACAGACGAAGAGCTTGAAAAATACTCTGACGTTAAGCTTAAAGAGCGTCTGGCCAGACTAGGTAAGGGATACCACGACGAACGCCGTGCCAAAGAAGCTGCTCACCGTGAAAAGGAAGAAGCTATCCGTCTGGCAAAGGTAGTTGTCGAGGAGAACAAGAAACTCAAAGGTTCACTCAGTACGAACCAAGAAGCGCTTCTTGAACAAGCTAAACGTGTTGTAGCTACAGACCTTGAAAAGGCCAAAGCAAAATACAAGGCAGCATATGAGTCAGGCGACTCTGAGGCCATGGTAGATGCTCAGGAAGAACTAACTACTGCTCGTATAAAAGTCGAGAAAGTAAATAGTTTTAAGCCTACCCCTTTACAAGATGATGAATCTACTGTACAAATCGAACGAATCGCGCAAACACCTCCTGTTGACCGCAAGGCCGAGGCTTGGAAAGACTCCAATCCATGGTTTGGCAAAGATAGGGAAATGACTGGCTATGCGTTTGCGTTGCATGAAAAGCTAGTCGTAGAGGATGGCATTGATCCTAATTCGGATGAGTATTACCGGAAACTCAACGGACGGATTCGCCAAGTATTCCCAGAGAAGTTTGCTTCTGAGGAATCCGCTGATGCACCTTCATCTCAGCGCTCGGTAAAAGCAAATGTAGTCGCACCAGCGTCGCGTAGTGTTGCACCCCGAAAAATCACACTGTCGCCCGATCAGGTACGAATGGCAAAAAGGCTTGGAGTTCCATTAAAACTCTACGCTGAAAAAGTTGCCGAACAAATGAGGAAAGAATGATGGAAAAATCTAATCGAATGGCCCGTGAACTTGAGACCCGCGAAGTAATGGAGCGTCCTAAACAATGGATGCCCGCTCAACTGTTGCCCGATCCCAAACCGGAGGAAGGTTACAGATTTCGTTGGATTCGCATTTCTGCGGCTGGATCAGATGATCCTAAAAACTACTCCTCGAAGCTTGCCGAGGGCTGGGAGCCCGTTAGAGCTTCTGACCACCCTGAAATCCGTCTGTTCGCTACTTCTCAGAACAAGTTTACAGACAGTATTGAGGTAGGTGGCCTTTTGCTTTGCAAAACCCCAGTGGAGTTCACACAACAACGCGATGCTTACTATCAGAAACAAACTGATCAGCAAATGTCGTCTGTGGACAACACGTACATGCGCGAAAGTAATCCTAAGATGCCTTTGTTCAAAGAACGAAGCTCTGAAGTAACTTTCGGAAGAAGGACTTAATTTACATAGGAGGCTTAAATGCCATATCCAACCGTCTCGGCCCCTTACGGCCTACAACCGGTCAATTTGATCGGCGGACAGGTTTTTGCTGGTTCTACCCGCGATATTCCTATCCAATACGGATATTCTACGAATATCTTCTACGGCGATTTTGTCTCGATCACTCGTGGCTTTATCACCCGTTTGGCAGTTACTGATGGCAGTACTGCTCCTTTAGGTGCTCCTAACCAGGGCCAAGTTGGTATTTTCTTGGGCTGCTCTTTCACAAACCCTGTGACTAAGCAGAAAACTTTCAGTCAATTCTGGCCCGCCAACACCTTAGCTGGTGATGGAGTCGCTATTGTTTCTGATGATCCTGACGCAATCTTTAAGGCTGCTGTCGTGACAACCCAAGGTGGTACAACAATCGGTTCAGCTGCGCCTTCAATGGTCGGCTTGAACATGACTGTGTCTAACTTAGCTGGTAACGTTAATACTGGTAACTCTTACAACGGTATCTTGGCTAGCTCTGCTGCCACTACCGCTGCGTTGCCTGTACGCGTTGTTGGTGTTGTTCCTGACACTGCGGCGCAACTTGGCACTGCGACATGGTCTAGTGGTACTACTACTTTGACTTTGACAAACTCTGCTTTCAGTGCTCTGCCTGTTGGTACTGCTGTCGGCTTTATCGCCGCCAACGGCCAATATGTTGGTACCGCTAACTGGGTTTCTACTGCCGCCGCTGCTAACGCAACGTCTGTGGTTGTCAATGCACAGTATGGTGTTGTCAATGCTGGTGGTGTTGCCGCTACAGCGACAGCAATTCCCGCAAACTCAACAATGGTGTTTACGCAGTATACGGAAGTGTTAGTGAAGATCAACTTCGCTCAGCACAGCTATTACACTGCATCTGGCACTACTGTCGCCTAAGGAGTAATTTAAAATGGCTATTTCACGCGCACAACTACTTAAAGAACTCCTCCCGGGCCTCAACGCTTTGTTTGGTTTGGAGTACGGCCGCTACGGTGAAGAACATAAAGAAATTTATGAGACTGAATCCTCAGAGCGTTCGTTCGAAGAAGAGACAAAACTGTCTGGTTTCTCCGCTGCTCCTGTCAAGAACGAAGGCCAAGCCATCGCTTATGACAATGCACAAGAAGCATGGAC